ATATTGAAGAATTATATACTATAATTAAATGTGGCTGATGTATTAGAATTAACTTGGGATAATGTTGACTTTTTACTAAACTGTTTAAGTGATGAACTAAAAAGAAAATCTACTAAATATGATACTATTGTTGCTTTAGGTAGAGGGGGTTTAATACCTGCAACTACTTTAAGTTATAAATTAGGGATACTTAGTTTATATAATTTAGGTATCAGTACAAGAGAAGATCAAGGAAAATATAAAGAAACGTTAGTATACCAAAAACCAAATAATCTAAGTAAAGATTCAAAAATATTAATCGTAGATGATATTAATGATAGCGGACGAACTTTTACTGCAGTTAAATCTATTCTACTTTCAGAATATGGTATAGATGATACTAATGTATTATACGTTAGCTTAGTTCAAAGAGAAGGAACAGAATTTTTTAAAAATACTATTTCTGGTAATATTTTGCATACTTCACGCTGGTTAGTGTTTCCTTGGGATAAATAATTAAGTGAGGGCCAGACCATTTTATTTTGAAATTAAAGATATGTTAACGCAGTTTGTTGCTGCGTTTGATGATATAGTTATAGGTCGATTTAATAAACATAGAGAAGAAAAGGATAAAATTCAAGTTAGATATGTGTATGCTCCTAAACAAAGGGTATTATACGATTTAATTAATGAAAATAAAACTTTAACATTACCAGTTGTTTCAGTTAGTGTAAAAAATATATCTCGAGATACAAGTAGAGTTTTTAATAAGTTAGATGGATTTTATTATCAAGGTAAAATAGGAGATGATTCAGTATCTAGACATATTAAATCTCCTGTACCAATTAATATTTCATTATCAGTTTCAGTCTTAACTAGATATCAGACTGATATGGATCAAATTCTAAGTAACTTTGTACCTTTTTGTAACCCATATGTAATTATATCTTGGAAAGTGCCAGAAAAATTTAACTTAAGTGTTGAACAAGAAATAAGAAGTGAAGTATTATGGACCGGTGATGTTAGTATGCAATATCCAACAGACTTAGCTTCTAATCAAAAGGCTAGAGTAACTGCTGATACTTCATTTACTATTAAAGGTTGGTTATTTAAAGATACTGATAACCCATCAGGTAATATATTTTATATTGATACAAATTTTCATAATGAAACAGAATTAGAATATTATGATAATTTTGAATCATTATCAGGTAATACTTATACCCATGCACCATCTACTCTTTTAGAACAAAAAATTGAATCGCGTAGAGTTAAAGGTTCACCTTTTATAACTGATATTTTTTATAATAATGTTTTATTACAAGAAGATTTAACTTTATGTCCTTTCAGTTCTGGTAATGTAATTTTAGCAGGTGAAGGATTTAGTAATACTGATACAGTTTTATTTAGCTGCAATAATGAATCAGCTTATACAAGTCTAACTACTTTTTCTAATTTTGATTTACAAGAGCCGGTATCAGGTCAACCTATACCGTTTACAATTTTAAATGATAATTTATTAATTTTTAATTCACCTGTAATAGAAAGTGGTAGGTGTACATTTATACCGCTTAATATAATTGGATATGATTCTTCATTTTTATCATTTATGGACCCTTTATGCGGTAGATGTGGTAGAGGTATAAGTACTTTTATTGATATAGGAGATTTTGCTCCAGTAATTAATTTAAATGGTCATAAAGTAATTAATATTCCTGTAAGTGGTACATATATTGAACTAGGTGCAACTGCTATAGAAGATTGCCCTGATGGTATATTACCTGTAGATATATATGGTGATACAGTTGATACCAGTATATTAAATAGTACATATACCATTCTTTATTCAGCAGCAGATGCTGCAGGTAATATAGGTACTAATTTTAGGACTGTAAATATAGTAGATGTTACAGCTCCAGTAGTTACTATAAATGGTTCAAATACTATTAGTATTGAATGTGGTACTACATATACTGAATTATGCGCAACTTCAACTGATAATATTGATGGGTCATTACCAGTAACGATTGCTGGTGATACTGTTAATAATCATTCACCCGGCACTTACATAGTACAATATTTAGCAACAGATTCATCTGGTAATGTAGGTTCTACTACTAGAACTGTTACAGTTGTCGATACTACTGCACCAGTTGTAACTTTAAGTGGTGCTAGTACTATAACTATTGAATGTGGCGACACCTATAATGAATTAAATGCTGCAGCTAATGATGCCTGCGATGGAGTATTACCAGTAACTATCGGTGGTGATACAGTTAATATACATTCACCTGGTTCATATACGATTTTATACTCTGCAACTGATTCATCTGGTAATACAGGTACAAATACAAGAACAGTTGTAGTAGAAGATACTACTGCTCCTGTAGTGACTTTAAATGGTTCAAGTCCTGTTACAGTTGGTTTAAGTAGTACATATATCGAATTATCTGCAACAGCTAATGATGCCTGCGATGGAGTATTACCAGTAACTATTGGAGGCGATACTGTTAACACTAGTTTAAGTAGTACTTATGTTGTTACATACTCTGCTACTGACTCTTCAGGCAATACTGGTACTAATACAAGAACAGTAATAGTTTCCGGTACCCCACCGGAGATTACTTTAAATGGTACTTCTTCAGTATCTGCTGAATGCGGTAGTACATATGAAGAACTATCTGCAACAGCATTTGATAATGAAGACGGATCATTACCGGTAACAATCGGCGGTGATACAGTTGATACAAGTATAAAAGGAACATATGTAGTTACATATTCAGCAACTGATTCAGATGGCAATACTGTTACTGAAAATAGGACAGTAAATGTATTAGATACTATTGCCCCAGTAGTAACTTTAAATGGAACGAGCCCCTTATCCACTGAATGTGATTCTATATATACAGAATTATCTGCAACAGCTTTAGACGCCTGCGATGGGGTGTTACCTGTAACAATAGGAGGCGATACGGTAGATAATAGTATGAAAGGAACATATACAGTTACATACTCTGCTACTGACCATTCAGGTAATGTAGGTACTAATACTAGAACGGTGGTTGTAGTTGATACAACTGCACCGGTAGTAACATTAAATGGTACGACTCCAGTATCTGCTGAATGTGGTTCCACTTATACTGAATTATCTGCAATAGCTAATGATGGGTGCGATGGTACAGTACCCGTAACAATTGGAGGTGATACAGTTGATACAGGTACAAAGGGAACATATGTAGTAACATATTCAGCAACTGACTCTTCAGGTAACACTGGTACTAATTCAAGAACTGTAAATGTATTAGATACGATCCCACCAGTAGTTACTTTAAATGGTTCAAGCCCCGTTACAGTTACTTTGAGTAGCACTTATACAGAATTATCTGCAACAGCTAATGATGCTTGTGATGGGGTGTTACCTGTAACAATAGGAGGTGATACAGTAAATGCAAATGCAGTAGGAACTTACGTAGTTACATATTCAGCAACTGATTCATCTGGTAATACAGGTACAAACACAAGAACAGTAAACGTTTCTGGTTCTAGCTCCTCACTAAATCATTGCTTAACTTCGCAAAGTTTTAATAATAGTCATTTATTTAACGCCCCTCCTTGGAACATTAGTAATAGTATAAAATTTGTAGCTGGTAGTTCCACCCCACCAACAACTGGGTGGAAATTAAATTCATCAGGTCCTGTAACTGAACCTGCAGGCTATTTAACTGCTGAGCGTACACATGCATGTTTAAGAGGTATTATTATAGAAGTTGATAGTGCAGGTAATATTATTGATTCTATTCAAGCAGGTACTACAACACCTAATAATTTAGATTTAAAGACTTTATTGATAAATTCTAGTGTTACATCAGGTTTATCTGCAGGTTGTTATTCGTATATTTTCCAATTTTATGGTTGGTATAAACCCGGTGATGCCACAGGTGGAGGGCCTGGCTCAGCAGCTGGCGGTGCTTTATGGGCAAGTGCTGATGATGAATACCGTATTTACAATGCGTTTAGAGATAATGGTTACCCTGGATATTGAATAATTAAATAAAAGAGATATTGTATAGCAATAGTAGTAGTATTAAATAATAATAATGGCCGACCAAAATAATAGTAGACCTCAATCTGGTTTTTTAAAAAATTTAGTAAATAAATTACCTTATCAGTCTGTTGACTTTAATAAAGTTTTAGGAGATTTAAATCCGAAATATAATACTTTTGAAGAAACTGGTATGAGAAGAGTTGAAGCTTTAGCTAAGAACTCTATCTTTTATAGCAATGATTTTAATAATACAGGCGCCGGTCAAGTAAGTGTTGATGGTAATTATAATGCTTTAGTTTATGCTAATGTAGAAGAAAATAAAAGCGGTAGAATGAGAGATTATCGCATTATGGCAGCATTTTCTGAAATTAGTGATGCGTTAGATGAAATTTGTGATGAATGTGTTAATAAAAATGAAGACGGTGATATAGTTAATTTAACCTTCAGAAATACTGATATTGATGAAGAAAAACAACAAAAAATTAAAGACGAATTTGAAAAGTATATTGATTATTTTAATTTAGAAAAGAAAGGTTTTGAATATTTTAGACAACTTTTAATTGAAGGTGAAATATATTTCGAACATATTATTCATCAAGGTTATACTGATGATGGTATATTAGGTGCAGTTTTATTACCTAGTGATCTTATAGATCCGATTTATGATAATATACAAAATATGATCATTAAAGGTTATATTTTACGTAAGCCAATATTCGATCCTAATAAACCTGAAAAGATAGAAAAGTTTGATTTTATTCCAATGGATGATAATCAAGTTTCATATATTAATTCAGGTATATGGAATCAAGATAAAACATTTAGATTACCTTTTATTGAAAATGCTAGAAGAGCATATCGTCAGCTATCGTTAGTAGAAGATGCTATAGTAATATATAGACTAGTCCGTGCACCTGAACGTCTAGTTTTTAATGTTGATGTTGGTAATATGGCTCCACCTAAAGCTGAAGCATATTTAAGAAAATTAATTCAAGAGTATTGGAGTAAAAAGACATTTGATGTTAATCAATCTGGTCAAGTACAAAAATTAAATCCTCAAAGTATGCTTGACTCTTTCTGGTTTGCTAAGAGAGCTGGGTCAGAAGGCACATCAGTTACTCAGTTACAAGGTGGTGCTAACTTAGGTGAGTTAGCTGACTTAATGTATTTTGTTAATAAACTATATAAAGCATTAAAAGTACCTCTTAATAGATTAAACCCTGAAAGTCAATTTGCTGATGGAGAAAATATTTTAAGAGAAGAATTAAAATTTGCAAAATTTGTTATTCGTTTACAACAACAATTTGCTGGTGGTTTAAAAAATGGTTTTATAACCCATCTAAAACTTAAAGGTCTCTTTGAAGAGTATGAACTTAAAGTTCCTAATTTACATTTAGAATTTAATGTACCAACTAATTTTTATGAATTAAGAGAAAGTCAGAAATTAGAACTTAAAGCTTCAAACTTTAATTCATTAGCGAATAATGAATTTGTAGCAGCAACTTATGCACAAAAACGTTACCTTGGTTGGAATGATGTGGATGTAAAGGCTAATAGAGAATTCTTACGTAAGGATGCTGAATTGCAATGGGAGTTATCTCAGATAGGATCAGCTGGTCCTAATTGGAGAGATGAAATGCAACCTGCAGGTGAAGGAGATGTTGCAGGGGGTTTACCTGACGCTGGGGTCGGTGGTATAAGTCCTGAAACACCACCTGACTTTGGAGGAGGACCAGCAGAGGTTGGAACGCCTGAGCCAGTGCCTGAAGCTGAGCCTGCACCTGAAGCTGATCCAGCTGTTTAGTTACCCACGGCCAGAATAAGAGGCCACCAAAATTGTTATCGCATTTTTTTTAATTTATACTTCTGTATATCACTATACAGTTCAGACTATATCTTCATCCTTTCGGATGCTGGACGCTCGTGGGTAGATTATTGTTGGGACTCACTACCTAGTCGTTGCACCTTCCGCAGAACTTAAACCCTCTGCGGCTTGGCTCAGTATTGTCTCTTAGAGAGTTCTACTGAATTCATCCAGTACGGGCATTGAAATTTTAAAGAACAAAATAATATTTAATAATACGCATAACTGACCCCGCTCTCGCTGCGTAAAAGTTATAAAGCATATTTTAAAATGCTTACTATCTATTCCTAGATAGATCAGACTATATCTTCACCATATAATGATGTCGGGCGCTCGTGGATAAAATTACTGTCCGGTCTGGACTCGTTATCTAGTCGTTGCACCTTCTAAAGTATTCCTACTAAAGCTTGGCTCAGGATTGTCCGTTCTGGAGTTTCCCTGAATTCACCCGATATGGGCCTATATTATCAAAGATCAAAAAAATATTTAAGCTACTTTAGCAAAAAAACAATGATATGCAGTATCGTCGATTGTTCCTTCACCTGTTATATAACCAAATGAAAAGACAAAAACATAATATCCATCTTCAGCAGGAAGAGGGTGAACATTTTTTAAAACGTCAATAATAGGGTAACCATAATCTCCTGGGGCGTTTATATGTAAATTCATACCTTTGTTGCCTTTCCAATAATCAAAAATTTGACCATCTTTAATTCGTACAGCTAATAATTTGTACCTATGACCAGCAGCTAAATCCATATTTTCAGTAATTTTTCTATTTCTTTCTACTCCGTTTATTGATGGTAAAACGTAAAGTTGTATTCTTTTATCTTTTGTATCGGCCTGAAAACTAGCACTTGTACTTCTAAAACTTTTATGACCAATATCAGTTAGAGTAGTTGGTTTAATATAAGCTTTTCTATGACCTGAAATTGTACGATGAATCTTAAGTTCAACTAAATGTCCATCTTTATGTTTTACGTAAGATTTATTTTCTTCTGCACCATAAGCTGTTCTTTCGTCTGATTTTGGTCTAAATAATGCTTTACCATTATTAAACATAACACACTCAGTTATAATCTCATCCATTGAGAAGTATCTATTACCACCACTGTCTTCAGCACCCGGGGTTTCAAATGATTGTTTATTAATATTAGGTAAAGATGGAATCATTAGAATTGATTAAAATTACTGAAATAAGCTGATCTAAAATAAACATTTCCTGAAAGCGGTAATGAATCAACCTTAGCACTTACTTCATTTGTGTTTGTAATACCTCTTAGAACCATACTTTCACTAGTCTTAATTAAAAAACGTCGATCATCAGCAAAATTATCATTATCGTATATAAATAGATCTCGTCCGGATTTGTTAGAAATTAAAACTTCACTAGCTGTAAAGCCTGATAACTTTCTTAAAGTAGTGTCAATTTCCATATTAAATGTAAATGATATATTTTTGTTAACAAATGGCATATTATTATTTAATATAACCATTAACTTATTCTATTAAATAATTGTATGTCTAAGTGTGAAATAGCTCCTATATCGGGTTTTCAAAGTACCAATCTTAATTCTAGGATAGATAATTTTAATAGACTAAGTGATAGAATACTTAGGACTTTAGGTTACCCGTTTATCAATGTCGAAATACATAGAGATCAATTATATGAAAATATTAGTATTGCTGTAGAATTTTTTAGTAAATTTGCTGGTTATACAAAAGAATATCTTATATTTGACAGTAATTTATATAAAAAAGATTATGGTATAAAAATAGATGATTTATTTACTTTGCAGAATAGTGATACTTTTAAAGAACAAAGAGATTTAAATACACCTAATAAAGATTTTACTAAATCAATTAATACTAAAGAGACTGTTTTTGCTGCTACTTCATCTATACACGGATCATATTTCAGTTCAATTTCAAGTCTATCATCAACATTAGAAAATGGTATATCTGCTAATGATATTTTTGCTGAAGATTTTTATAATGAAATTATTAGTGAAGTCTCTTCTATAACTGATTTATTTATACCTCAAGTTAAAAATAATATTACTAGAAAAGGTTCAATTGTTGATGAAACTAATCAATTAATTAATAGTTTTGATTATGATGTTATGGATTATAGAAAAGTAATATCGGTTACCGATTTTGAGGAAGGTTCTACAACCGGTATTAATACTTTGTTTACAATTGAACAAACTTTAGCTCAGCAAACTTATTTTAGTTATGCTATGGGTAATTATGGTTTTGATTTAGTTAGTTGGTATACTTTAAAAAATTGGCTTGAAACAAGAGAAAAATTATTAGCTACCAGACGTTCTTATGCTTTTGATGAAAGAACTCAAATTTTAAGAATGTTCCCACAACCAGGGTCTAATAACAGTAGTGTAAGATTTTATGGGGTTATATCATGCTACGTTGAAAGACCAATAAGAGATATATTAAAAGAACTTTGGGTATATCAATATGCATTGGCTTTAACTAAAATGTCAGTTGCTAATATAAGAGGTAAATATGGGGCAGTGCAATTATTCGGTGGAGGTTCATTGAACTCTACAGACTTAATGACACAAGGTTTAGCTGAAAAAGAAAAATTAGAAAATACTTTATATACAGGAGCAGCTCCTGGTCAAGGAGATTCAGACCCTCCTTTATTCTTTGTTGGTTAATTATTTTGCTTCAAAAACTTCTATAAGTTTTTGTATAACTATACTTGCATCTTTTATATCAATAGACTCTTGAGGTGCTGATGATGATTCAATTTGAGTACTTTCTTCAGTTTCATAATCACCATATACATCTTCATCATCGTTAAAAGATAAATCAATTTCTTCAGTTTTATTTTCTTCAACAACTTGAGTTATAGGAGCAGTTACCCCTATATCAGTTAATATAATACTTAATAATTGATTAGTAAAATTTTCTTCTTTAGCTCTACCTACAAAATCTATTATTTCTGATTGAGTAAATTTTCCTTTAAGATCAGTTATAGGATTTTTATAACTTGTATATGATAAATGTGGTAAATACTTAATAGTTATTTCTGCTGAGTCTTTTATTAAATAGTATGCTCCTTTTTTGTTAATAGTTACCCCGGTGTCAGGTTTATCAAATGCAATTTTTGCTGGTCGCATTAAATTTTTTTGTCTTATTTTACTATTTTTAATGATTTTCTCTTCAAATGTCATAACTATATTTATAAACTTCTTTAATGAAAAAGGATAAAAGATTTAGACAAGGTATTTTTAAACCCATTAATTCCCAAAAATATATTGGTAAAGGTAATCCAACTTATCGTTCAGGTTGGGAATTAAAATTTTTTAGATGGGCAGATTTAAATGAAAATATTTTAGCTTGGGGTAGTGAAAATATCATTATACCATATTTAAATCCATTAGATGCAAGAGTTCATAGATATTTTGTTGATAATTTTATTGTTTTTAAAGATAAAAATGGTAATAAAAATAAATTTATTATTGAAATAAAACCAAGTAAACAAACTAAAAGACCTATAAAGACAAAATTTAAAAAGAAAAAAACTATTTTATATGAACAAAAAATGTATGTTCAAAATACTGCTAAATGGAAAGCTGCAAATGAGTGGGCTAAAAAGAAAGGGTATAAATTTTTAATCCTTACAGAGAAAGAACTTAACATATAGTGTAAAAAAATATATTTTAGTATAAATATTAATATGAGTTTAAATCTTATAGTGGAAACACCTGCTCCTAAAGAGGAATTTGAGTATATCGTTGAAGAAGGTAATTCTAAAGATAAACAAAATTTCTTTATTAAAGGTCCATATATGATGGCCGAAGGAGTTAATCGTAATAAAAGAATATATCCATTAGATGAAATGGTTCGCGAAACTAAACGTTATGAAGATTCAATGGTTAAGACAGGTAGAGCAATGGGGGAGTTAAATCACCCTACAACGGCTGATGTTGATCTTGAAAGAGCTTGTCATTTAGTTACTGAAATGAATCAAGATGGTAATGTATTCTATGGTAAAAGTAAAGTTTTATCAACTCCAACAGGTTTAATTGTTAGAAGTCTTATTAATGACGGTGTAAGAGTTGGTATGAGTTCAAGAGCTTTAGGTCAACTAATTCCTGAGTCTGGTTCAGACGGTGTTAATAGGGTTAAAGATTTTAAATTAGTTGCTATTGACTGTGTAGCTGATCCATCTTTTCCAAAAGCTTTTGTTAATGGTATCTTGGAAAGTAAACAATACGTAGTAAATAAATATGGGCAGTTTGAAGAAACATATGATAATTTTCAAAATAATATTTCAAAAATGCCATTAAAAAATAAGGATCAATTTTTAAAAGACAACATCATTAAATTTTTAAAGAGTTTATAATATGAAAGAAATAAAATTAAACATTAAAAAATTCATAGGTAATGTTATGAGTCGTAACTATAAAAAAGCAAGTTCCGATTTATCTAACGTTATAAACAAGAAAATGGAACAAAAGATATTAAATAATAATATAAATATATTCTAATTATGGACATTAAACAAATATTATCTGAAGCAACTAACGGTGCACTTAACGAAGAAGTGCTATCTGAAATCGAAAACGTCTTTGAACAAAAGATTAATGATAGAGTAGAAATACACGTTGAAAAGGCTCTTAATGAGCAAGATGAACTTTACACAGAAAAGCTTAATGAGCTTGTACAAAAAATAGATGAAGATCATTCTTTAAAGTTAAAGAGAGTTGTAGAAGCTATTGATACTGATAGATCTAATAAATTAAAGCTTGTTATTGAAAAGTATGAAAGTGCTTTAGGAGGAGAAGCTGAAGGATTTCAAGATCAATTAATTGAAAGCATTTCTGATTATTTAGATGTTTATTTAGAAGAAAAAATTCCAGCTGAAAGTGTTAAAGAAGCAGTAAAGAACACTAAGGCTAAGAAAATTTTAGAAGGCTTAAGAAGCCATCTAGCAGTTGATAGTGCTTTAGAAAAAGAAAGCATTAAAGAAGCCGTTATTGACGGTCGTAATCAAATTAATGAAGCTTCAAAGAAGCTTGAGTCTGTTGCAAATGAAAATACAGTTTTAAAAGAAGAATTAGATTCAGTAAAGGCTGGATTAGTTCTCGAACAAAAAACTGCAGGTCTTGATAAAAGAACAAAGCAATATGTAAACAAAGTTATGAAGGGTAAGAACGAAGAGTTTATTAACGAAAACTTTGATTATACATTAAAGCTATTCAAGAAAAAAGAAAGCGACAGACTCGAGACATTGAAAGAAGAAGCTTTAAGTACTAGAGAAGATGTAGATAGGGTTGTATACGAAGATAAACAAGAAGTTGTTAATGAAAGCGTACCATCACCTTATCTAGATGAGTTATCTAAGTACTAGAATTACCTAATGTATAGGAATTCCTGAGTTTCCTGGGTTGTATAACCCTTGGGGTCGATAATAAAGGAAAAATAAACTATGAATTCAATAAGACCTACACAGGCTTATATCGATGAGAATCGTGCGTCGCAACTACTTGAAAAGTGGGCTCCAGTATTGGACTACACTTCTAAAAGTGTTGCTGCTATCGAAGATAGTCACACTCGTTTAAATACTGCTATGCTTTTGGAAAACCAAGAGTCATGGTGTTTGAATGAAGCTGGACCTAACTACGTCCCTGGCTCTGGCGGCTCTGGCCGTCCCGGTAATACTTCCGGTAACGATGGTGCCCTAGGTGCTGCTGCTTCAATTGGAGCAGCTAGCTTAGTTGGTGGTACACCAGGTGATGACAGTTATGCTACAGGCGACTTCCGTCTTCCAAAGATTCTTATCCCAATGATTCGTCGTACTTTTCCCGAGTTAATTACAAATGAAATCGTTGGTGTTCAACCAATGGCTGGTCCAGTAGGACTTGCTTTTGCTCTTCGTTATCGTTACACAGGTGAAACACTTGGTACTGGTATCGACGGTAAGACAGGCGCAGGTAATACTCCAACTGGTCAAACAGAGGCATTTGCACAAGCTAAAGATAAGGAAGTTGGGTTCCAAGAACTTAAGACTTCTTATACTGGTGCATCAGCTACTTACCTATCTGGTAATGACGACTTCGCCTTCGCAGAAGGTGATGACGGTGTAGCAGCTCTTCTTCAAAACTTCGAAATTACAGGTAATATACCTACAATGGAAGTTTCTTTTGAAAAGACTGCTGTTGAAGCTGGTACAAGACGCTTAGGCGCTCGTTGGTCAGTTGAACTTGAACAAGATCTTAAGAACATGAATGGTATCGATATCGATACTGAATTAACAAATGCTATGTCATATGAAATTCAGGCCGAAATCGACCGTGAAATGCTTATGAGAATGATTCAAGTTGCTCTTAATGCAGGACGTGATAAAGGATTCTCCGTA